GGAGGATTAAAAAATAAAGATAAATTTAAAGGTACAGGCAAACCTAAATAAACATAGCGGGGTTGCATTATTGTCTGTAGTATGTTATAACTAGATAAGTAAAACTATCTCCAGTAGGCTAAATAATTAGTCGCTTAACTGGAGATAGAACATGTTTAAAAAAATAATGAACCGTATAATAACAAGTCGTCAACGTACTGCCGATGAATGGATTTTGCGTAATATGACTGACTATGAATTAAGAGATATTGGAATTACACGTTCCGAAATCACAGGGAGACTTGATGGCTCGCAACCTAACAGATAAACAACAGTTGTTTCTAGACGTACTCTTTGAGGGTGCACAAGGCAATCCTATGCGAGCTATAGAGCTTGCTGGGTATGCCTCTGGAACTGCTTCTACTACTATTATGAATACCCTACAGGAAGAGATTGCGGATCTCACGAAGAAGTTTATAGCTACTCGTGGTCCACAGGCTGCTTACTCTATGGTAAACGTAATGGAAAACCCTACAGATTTGGGTAATAAAGAAAAGATGGCAGCTGCTAGAGATCTACTAGATAGAGCTGGCTTTGTTAAAACAGATAAGGTCGAGGTTACAGCAGAGAGTCCTTTGTTTATTTTACCTCCAAAATCATATGAAGACTAAAAAAACTTGGCAACTTCCTAAACCAGAAGTGGAAGAAGGAGAGTTTGATTGGCTACCAGTAGTAAGAGTAGGCAGGGTAATACCATTTGGGTATAGACAAGACCCTACTGATTCTGATATACTGTTACCAATCCCAGAAGAGTTAGAGTTATTTGAAGAAGCTAAGAAGTATCTTAAGCAATACAGCCTACGTGAGGTTTCTAATTGGTTAAGTACTACTTCAGAACGATACATTTCTCATGTGGGTCTAATGCAGAGGGTTAAACTTGAGCAAAAACGTAAGAAAGAAGCTTCAATCCAACGCTTCTATGCAAAAAAGTACCAAAAAGCCGCTGAAAAAGCGGAAAAGCTTGAAACAATCCGTATCGGTGCAAGAGTCAGAAAAGACAACAGTACCAGCACAGGTGAAACCAGCACCAATTGACATTCAGAAAGCTATTAGAGAGATTATCTTTGAACCTAATCCAGGACCACAGACAAACTTTCTAGCTTCTACAGAACAAGAAGTACTATATGGGGGTTCTGCTGGTGGTGGTAAGTCATATGCCATGATTGCAGACCCTGTACGTTACTTTAACAACCCTAGCTCTAAGAAGTTGCTAGTTAGAAGAAGTACAGAGGAGCTAAGAGAGCTTATATCTGTATCTAAACAACTTTATCCACGTGCAATACCTGGAATAAAGTTTATGGAAAGAGATAAGACATGGGTTGCGCCCTCTGGTGCTACACTCTGGATGTCTTACCTAGACAGAGATGACGATCTATTGCGTTATCAGGGACAGGCCTTTAATTGGATTGGTTTTGACGAGCTAACACAGTGGTCTTCTCCTAGTGCATGGAACTATATGCGATCTAGACTACGTACTACAGCCGCAAGTGGTTTACCTACGTACATGAGAGCAACAACAAACCCTGGAGGGCCAGGACATCAGTGGGTAAAGAAGGCTTTTATTGATCCTTCACCATCTAACAAGTCTTTTTGGGCTAAAGACCCTGAAACAGGAGAAGTAATTGCATTTCCCAAAGGTCACAGTAGAGGTGGAGAACCTTTATTTAAACGTAGGTTTATACCTGCTACACTATTTGATAATCCCTATTTAGCAGAAGATGGCATGTACGAAGCCAATCTTTTGTCACTACCTGAACATCAAAGAAAGCAATTGCTTGAAGGAAACTGGGACGTAAACGAAGGTGCAGCATTTCCAGAGTTTAACAGGAACATACATGTAGTTGAACCATTTGATATACCAGATAGTTGGGCTAAATTTCGTGCATGTGACTATGGTTATGGATCTTATACTGGAGTTGTTTGGATTGCAATATCTCCTAGTGAACAGTTAGTTATATATAGAGAAATGTATGTATCTAAAGTTATTGCTACTGATTTAGCAGATATGATCTTAGATGTTGAACAAAGAGAAAAAATACGTTATGGTGTACTCGACAGTTCTTTGTGGCACAAACGTGGTGATACTGGACCATCTCTAGCAGAACAGATGATTATGCGTGGATGCAGATGGAGACCAGCAGATAGATCTAAAGGTTCTCGTGTATCAGGTAAGAATGAGTTACACAGGAGACTACAAGTAGACGAGTTTACAGAAGAACCTAGAATGGTATTCTTTAGTACTTGCACTAATACAATAGCACAATTACCAGCCCTACCTCTAGATAAAAAGAATCCAGAAGATGTAGACACTCACGCAGAAGACCACTTATATGATGCTTTGCGGTATGGTATTATGACAAGACCTAGAAGTAGTCTCTTTGATTACAACCCTGCTTCTAATACAGGCTTTCAAGCCAGTGATCCAACCTTCGGTTATTAAGGAAATACAATGGAAGAAGATGAATTGTTTGAAAATGAAATGGCTATGGACTCAGTAGAGTCTAATGCAATAGAAGATATGAAAGAAGGTACTTACTCTGATCCTAATGCAGGTACTATAGTAGGTCTTGTACAAGATCGTTATAACAAAGCTTCTACTAATCGTGAGACTGAAGAGAAACGTTGGATACAATCGTATCGTAACTATCGTGGCCTATACGGACCAGACGTACAATTTACTTCTACAGAAAAATCTCGTATTTTTGTTAAGGTTACTAAGACAAAGGTTCTTGCAGCTTACGGGCAAATTGTAGACGTACTCTTTGGCAATAATAAATTTCCTATTACAGTTGATCCTACTACTTTACCTGAAGGTGTAGCTGACTCAGTATTCTTTGAATCTAATGATGACATGCGAGCTGCTAAAGAACAATTTGGCGGAGAAGATGAACAACTCCTTCCAGGAGAAACTGTTATAGATCTTCGAGAACGTCTGGCAGGTTCAAAGAGTAAACTAGCACCAGTTGCTGATATACTTAAAGAAGGTACTGGAAATACAGCTACAGAGATTACTATACATCCTGCAATGATTTCTGCAAAGAAGATGGAAAAGAAAATACACGATCAGTTAGAAGAGTCTAATGCAAACAAGCAACTACGTGTTGCGGCTTTTGAATGTGCTTTGTTTGGTACAGGTGTAATGAAAGGACCGTTTGCTGTAGATAAAGAATACCCTAATTATGTAGAGGGTGAATACAAACCTAAGATTAAAACAGTACCTCAGACTTCTTCTGTATCTATTTGGAACTTTTATCCAGACCCAGATGCAGCAAACATGGATGATGCTGAGTATGTTATTGAACGACATAAGATGTCTCGTACTCAAATACGTTCTTTAAAACGAAGGCCTTTCTTTCGTAAGAATGCTATAGATACTGCAGTTGATATGGGTGAGTCCTACACTAAGGAGTGGTGGGAGCAGGTAATGGAAGATGACTCTAACGAGTCTAAAGCAGAACGTTACGAAGTACTAGAGTTCTGGGGTAATGTAGACGTAGAAGTTCTTGAAGGACATGAAGTAGATATTCCTAAAGAACTTGAAGATCTAGATCAAGTCTCCGTTAATATCTGGGTATGTAATGGTCAAGTACTTCGTTTAGTTATGAATCCGTTTACTCCAACGCTTATACCATACTATGCAGTACCATACGAAGTAAGCCCTTACAGCTTGTTTGGTGTAGGTATTGCTGAGAATATGGATGATACTCAGACTCTTATGAATGGCTTTATGCGTATGGCGGTAGATAATGCTGCACTATCAGGCAACATGATTATTGAGGTTGATGAAACTAATTTAACCCCAGGACAAGACCTATCAGTTTACCCTGGAAAAGTGTTTCGCAGACAGGGGGGTGCACCAGGACAAGCTATTTTTGGAACATCCTTTCCTAACGTATCTAATGAGAACATGCAGATGTTTGATAAGGCACGAGTACTATCAGATGAATCAACAGGCTTTCCTTCATTTGCACATGGTCAAACAGGTGTGTCAGGTGTAGGACGTACTGCTTCTGGTATTTCAATGCTTATGTCTGCAGCTAACGGAAGTATCCGTAATGTTGTTAAAAATGTAGATGATTATTTACTAGGACCATTGGCTAAAGCTTTCTTTAATTTTAACATGCAGTTTGACTATGATGAAAACATCAAAGGTGATCTTGATGTTAAGGCTCGTGGTACTGAAAGCTTAATGGCTAATGAAGTACGTAGTCAAAGATTAATGCAGTTCCTACAAGTTGTACAGAACCCAGTATTAGCACCATTTGCTAAGATGGATTATATTATTCGTGAGATTGCTAAGTCTATGGAGTTAGATCCAGACAAGTTAGTTAATTCAATGTCTGATGCTACAGTACAAGCAGAGATGCTTAAGAAGTGGAAAGAAGCTAATCCTCAACCTCAACCACAAGTAGGACCAGATGGTAAACCTTTAGCAGGTCCAGCAGGGGCACAGGCAGGTGATCCTACAGGTGCTGGTGGAGGTACTATAGGAACAGGCTCAGTACCTACTCCTGGAGAACCTGGCTTCTCTGCTAATACAGGTCAAGGCGCAGCATGAATAACCTAAAGCCCCTTGTAAATGATAAACCCTTATGGGATTCTTTCTGTGAAGAAATAGATAGAAGGATCTCAGAGGTTCATAGAGTTATGGAACAATCTAATGAAGTAGATGTTATGTACAGGTTACAAGGTCAAGCCTTTGCTTTACGTAAGATGAAACAGTTAAGGGATCAAGTTAATGGTAGCTCCTAAAGAATCTCCTCCTCCTAAGTATAGACCAGAGGGACTTGGTTATAATAAGCCTAAAAGGCTTGTAGCTGGTAAGAACGAATTACATCAGGATAGTAGCACTCTTGAGTTTATCAATACAAAAAATAAACCAAAGTATAGACCTGAAGGTCTTACGAGTGATAAGCTTCGTACAGTACCCAACTTTTTGGAGAGCCAATATAAAGTAAACGGAGAAAAAGTAAAGTTAGATCTTGCTAGGACGGCTAATCCCTTATCTATGTTAGGTCTTATTAAAGGTAATACTTTTAAACTTATAGATGAAAATTACACAGCATTAGATGGAGTTTATTTTCCCGGTAGCATAAAGCAAGAAGGGGGAGACAGGGATTCTGAAACTGCTACATCCATGGCAAAAAGATTCCGGGAACAAGACCCTGCACAAATAGACGATATAGCTTTTTCTGGATTAAAAGGCCCTTTTAAACCTTTAACTCCTGTACACGAAGTTATACATAGAGGTTTAAACCAGTTAAGAACAGCCTTCCCTTATGATAAGGTTTTAGAAACAGAAGGTGAAGATGTTGCTAGGGTACTTTATGATGAGAGTGTTGAGCATGTTTTGATAGAAGCCATACTTCAGAGTAGGGGACATCAAGAAACTGACAAGTATAGGTATAGAGATAGTATAGGCCTAACCGATTCAAGTTTACAGAAGGTCTATAGATCTATTACTCCTATATTTAAACTATCGAATAGTTTATTAGAAGAAAATGGCTACAATTCCGAACAAGTCATGGCAGAACTAGCAGAAGAAGAAGCTGGTAGAATGAAAAACTATGGTAAAGATGTCGGACAACCTAGCTTATGGGATAAATTTAAAACAAAATTAGGCTTTGCTACTGGCGGTCTAGCAACAGAAGAAGCCCCAAGGAGCAACTCAATGAAAGATCAAATGAAAATGTTTGCAGAGGGTGGTATCAGAGATGATGGCATGGATGTAGACCCAGTATCAGGCAATGATGTACCTTCAGGTTCTCTTGCAAGTGAAGTACGTGACGACATACCAGCTCAGTTATCTGAGGGAGAGTATGTAGTACCTGCTGATGTTGTTCGATACTTTGGTGTACGTGTCTTTGAAGAAATGCGTATGGAAGCAAAACAAGGCTTGCAAACGATGGAAGCTAATGGTAGAATAGGCGGTGAACCAATAGAACCACCTATGCAACAACAAGATGAGCAGGGTGTTACTGACGCTGATATGGCTTCTCTTGAAGATATGATGCGTACTGGTGTAGCTAATGGTGGTCTTATGGATAAGATTGCTTATACAGCTATGAATGATCCTATGGTTAATAGTAAATTAAACCAAGGTGGTATGGCTATAGGTTATGCCCCAGGTGGTATGGTAGCTTCTCCTTATAATGACCCTACTAAAATTGATCAAGTTATTAGTCAATTTATGGAGATGACTAAAAAGAATCCAGCTATTATGGATGAATTAGCTAAACGTGGTATTTCAATTAATCGTACCAGTGCTACTGAAAAACCAGATCAGATGGCTCAAGGTAATGCTCCTGTTGAAACAACTAATCCTATAACTAACCAAACTCCTGTTATGGCAGCAGAGGGTGCATTAGTAAACACAGGTTTTAATAGCTTAAGTGAAGATCAACAAAAAAACTATGTAACCTCCCCTACAACCATGTCTTCTATGTTTGGAATACCAGGAGGTTCTTACTTCTATCAAGGTCCAGGAGTTCCTAATAAACCCGTTGAAGAACAAAATCAATGCCCTCCAGGACAAACTTTTGATGAAGAAAAACAAATGTGTGTTGTTACTACAGTAGCAGCTGAACCTGTTGAACCTGTTACAAATACTATAGATCAAAATGATAAAGAAAATCCTATCTATGATCCAAAAAAATAGTATAACTGAGGTAAAACCTAAAGGCTTTCTAGATAAAGCTTTAAAGGCATCTCCTATTGGCGCTGCTTTAAGTCTGGCTGAAAAAGAAAATATAAAGATGGCTGGTTATAAACTTGATGCCGAAAAATTTATTGCAGAAGAAATAATTGGTGGTGCTGTTGGGATTAAAAACACAAAAGTAATTGATGCTCACAAAACAAAGTGGGCAAAAACATTAACTAAAGATATGCAGGAAAAGGTAAATACAATTAACCAAGCAGCAGTAGCACAAAGTGTAATAAATACAATTAGAGAACTTGTTCCAGATGCGTATAAAAACGTAGATTTCACTGGAAAAAATAATACGCCAACAATTGCAGACCTTCAAAATAATATGACAAATCAAATACGTGAGGCGTTAATATCAAGTAACCGTGGTGGTATTATAACTGCTGCTGTTGAAGCTGGACAAAACAGGGCTATGGGTGCTATGGCTCAAAAAAGAGCTGATGCTAGCTTCCAGAGGACAGAGAGTGCAAGAGATGATGCACAAGACACGATAGCTGATAAAGAAGATATATCTAAAGATACACGTACTGTTGAAGGTAAAGAAACGCTAGCTTCCAAAGCAAAACGTGGTGGTGGCTTTAATAAAGGCGGACTAATGAAGAAAAGAAAAAATAAATAAATACCTATAAGGTATCCAAACAATAATAAGGCTACCCAGCAATAGTGCTGGCCCCAACACAAGGACTATGGA